TCAATGTCATAAGGTTCTAATTTACCCTTTTTGAAATCATAATATCCATTTTTGAAACATAATTTATAAAGGTTACTTGTCCATAGTTTATCTACAAAATCTTCGTCCTCTGTAGGTTCTACATATTGAATCATTGCATTACAGGATTTCGCCATTGTAGAATATGGTTGAATGTCCTTTTCTTTTTTGAAGAAGATATTCATATTACCTATTGCCTTGATTAATCCTCTTTTAATTACCTTTTCATTTGTAGTCCATACATTATTGACTCTCATAAAGATTCTTTCCTGACTAATTACATAATCATTCTTAAGTTTATCAGTGATATAATCACCACCTTCTTTATCTGATTCAATTACAATAATATTATCTAATTCTTCTATATGTTGAAACTCCTTAATCTTAAGGTCAACAAAGAATCCTGTTTCTTCATGAATATGTGTTTTGAGTCTTTTAATTAATCCAGTGAAATCTTCGTCTTCTTCTTTAATTTCTAAATGTAAACCGTCGTGAATTAGAGCACCCACCCTTCTTTGTTCATTAGTAGTTAGTCTTTTATACATTGAAACAAGACACTTACATTCTAAGGTTTGAAGATAATAACTCATAGCTGTACCTTCACAATTGTAATAATCTTTTCCCTTATTCTTTTCTGCCTCCATTCTGTATTTTAATAATTCCTCAGTATTCAATATTGTTTTTACATTTTCTTTTAGTTCAGTATCAAGGTCAAGAACAATTGAACCCTCAAGGTTTTCATACTTGAAATTATTATCATAACACCACGCCTTAACTGAACCACCATAGAACATTCTCATTATCAGAATCTTACAATTATCTCTACTGATTCCATGTTTCTTCATTTTCTTAAAGAACTTCTCACGACTCTTGTTGTATGCAGTTAGGATAGGACATTCATATCCTTTATCAATAAACACCTGTTCCAGTAGAACTGGGTGACAATTGACAATATCTAAATCAACATAGTTTTTCTTACATAGAGCACTTTTACAAACACCCTTCATAAATGATTGAGCCTTACACCCCTCACCGTCTTTGAGTGCCTTGACACGAATATTCAATCTACCTATTTCACTTTGAGTATACTTGACCTCAACTGATCCACCCTTTCCATACTTAAGATATTTCTTGAGTGAGCCTTTAGTTTCGTCGTCTATAATATCGCAATGAAGAAGTTTCTGAGCATTTGAAATGTCATATCGTTCCTTAAGAGTAAATGAATCCATAATAGATAGCTCAGATATTTTTTTGTAAATCTTATTTTCTCCCATTTTATTATACTATATAATATAAAATAATCTTTAAATATAAACGCATATAGAAAATAAAATATATTAAAAAAAATAATTAATTTAATTTTTATACACCTTAACAAGTAGTAAGTATAAAAGTTATTAATAAAAAGTAAGTTAAAAAGAAAAATTTAATTTTCACGCAGTTCTTAAAATATGATATTTCTTTCATTTAATAGTTCAACTTTATTCGGATATTTTTTCTTAAAGATATCTAATTTATCATTCCTTCGATAGTAGTAATATTGACTTCTTGCACTCAGGAAATCTTTATCTTGTTCATATTTTTCCTTCTTGTTTTCTTTATTTAATCCATAATAATTCCTGGCTCTTTCACGATTCTTATTTTTGAAATCGTCAGTATCTTTAATCAATTCATATCTATCCTTTTCCTTCTTTCTCTTTCTCTCATATTGTTCCAGTACCTTCTTAATTCTTTCAGGGTCAGTAATAGTTGGATTCATGTTATTATATATACTTTATAATATATTTTTATTTTTAAATATAAACGCCATAATATAAAATAAAATTAATATTATGAATAAATATCTATTGTTATAATAAATGCCGTTAGACAAACAGGGGAAACCTATATTATATAAACCATGGGTTAGTAAATCTAAGACTAAAAAATATAATGTATATGTAAAAGTAAATGGTAAAGTTAAACAAATATCATTCGGTCAAAAGGGTATGGGACAGTTCAAAGATAAAGGTGGTAATTATAAATCTTTGGATCACGGTGATAAGAAACGCCGTGACTCCTATCTTGCAAGAGCTAAAGGGATTAAAAATAAGAAAGGTGAATTAACATGGAAAGATAAGAATACTGCTAATTATTGGGCGGTACATTATCTATGGTAATATCTTTACCTCAGGTTCAGGCTCAGGTTCTAATTCTTGGGATTCAACTCTACTTAATATCTGATCTTCTTTGACAAGTATTTCCTTCTCTTTTTTCAATATCTTATCCTGCTTCTTTTCTTTTAATTTAGTTGCCTGGTCTTTCAATCCTTTCATTTCGTCCTCTGAAGGTGGTCTTCTCTCACATTGGAATATATAACATAAATTAACTTTACAATGACACTTGGACTGCCACACTACTAATAATAATGACGCTATCGCACCTAAGACTAATACGATTGCTCCTGCTGCTTGGTCTACAGAATAATCTTGCAATTGTCCCTCCTCACTCATGATAGTGTTTATTTTAAGAAAGATAATATTTGATTTATAATATTTATTAAAGTATAAATGGATATTGAGACAAATAAAGACCCTCCTAAACCAGTAGAACAAATAAGGGAACTGGTTAAACAAATAGACAAAGACTTATTTGATATTAAACAAGATATCTTATTTATCAAACTCAAGATAAAGGAAAGGGAAGAGAAAGAGAAGATTGAAAAGCTCAGTGGTGGGTGGTGGTTATTCTAATTTAGATTTTTTACTTTTATTTTTTCACTAATTTATACAAAAAATTTAAAAATTATAGAAATATAATAATTATATTTTGTATATTATAAAATGGATTTATTACCTAAAGTTCAAGTTGACCTAATTGAAGAAGAACCTGAAGCACTAAAAGAAGAATTAGAATCTGACGAGGATACTGTTAAGGAGACGGTAACTGAAGTATTACCTGAGGTAACACATAAACCCATTATCCCTGAGGAGAATATCTTTCAAGGTAAAGAACCAGTGGTCAAACCAGTCAAGGAGAAACCAGTCAAGAAGAAACGAGTCATGACACAGGAACAACTAGACAGACTTGCTAAGGGTAGAGAGAAGGCTCTTGCTAAACGCCGTGCTGCTGCTGCTGAAAAGAAAGAACTGAAAGACCTACAAAAGAAGAAGAAACAAAATGAACTCAATGCACTCAGAAGGGAAGTTGGTGAAGAACCTAAACCTGTACCTGCTCCTGCTCCTGCTCCTGCTCCTGTAAGTGAACCAGTAAAACAAAAGGCATTCACTTCTCTTGACGATTTACCTAAGGAACTATTAGTTCAATTACAACAGGCGGCTATAGAAGGATATGATACAAAACGCAAGGCACGAAAGGAACAGAAAAAGAAGGACGCAGAATCTAATGCGTTACACCAGTCTAAAATGGATATGATATCTGACGCAATCAAACCTAAACAACCTGCTAAATATGGTGAACCCGGATATTTCTCTTCAATGTGGGCTATTTAATAAAAGGGCACAAAGTCCACAAAGTCCACAAAAATTATGGACAGAAAAGCAATTTTGTAAAATGATATTTGGTGGATTCAATAATCAATATTTTTAGAAATAGTTTCAAAAAAAACAGTGCCTTTGTTGCCTTTAGGGACACCTCGTAATAATATTATTCTTCTTTCTTATACTTTATGACGGTTTATGGTCTCAAAGGTTAGTGTCCCTGTTTTTGAGAGTGTGAATATTTTTGTGGACAGGTGTCCATGTTTTTGTGGACACCTCATTATTTTCGTTGCCTTTCGGAAAATATAATATTTTTAATATTATAAATGAAAGTTGCATTCACTATACCCACCACTTCAAATGGTAAAGAATGGGTTTCAATTGAAGAAACATATCTTTATACAATACTTCTTCCTTCTTTAGAGGGTATGAAAGAAGATATAGTAATCTATATGGGATATGATTCAGACGATAAATTATACTCAAATATATTATTACCCACACAATACGAAAAGATTAAAATAGAATGGATTCCTTTCAATAATAATTATAAGGGGAAACCTTGTCATATATGGAATGATTTAAGTAAAAAGGCATTTGAATTACATGATTATGTATTTTGTTGTGGGGACGATATACAATTAGATAGTAATAAAAACTGGTTACAAGTCTTTATAGAACATTTACAAAAAAACAATAATATAGGTTATTCTTCAGGGTGGTCTAATAATGATCAGATTCCTACTCAATTCTTATTCCATAAAAAACATTTTGAAATATTTGGATTTATATATCCACCGGCTATTCACAATTGGTACTGTGACGATTTTATTTATGGTCTATATGGTAAGTTTGGTAATTGGTTGAAAGAGTATAAACATTTGAATCTTGGTGGGACACCACGATACAATCCCAATAATGATAAAAAGTTATGTGAAATATTAATCCGTAGACATAAAAAACAATTGAACAAATATCAAAACAATTTTAAATATATGGATTAAGTAAATGACCTATAAACATGATTTCAATAAAAAATATGGTTTCAAAAAAGAAGAACCCCATACACTTAAAGAAATATCTAAAATCACTGGATTTCAAATGAAAGGTCTACAGACTATTTATGATAAGGGTATTGGTGCATTCAAAACAAATCCGGGGTCAGTGAGGAAGAATGTTAAGTCACCTGAACAATGGGCTATGGCTCGCGTCTATGCTTCTTTAAGTCCTAAGTCTAAAGCTCATAAAATAGATAAAGTTCATTTAGTAAAAAAGAAATCTAAGAAGAAGTAAATGGGTGAATATATTAAAGGTGATATACATGAAGTTATAAAAACAATTGATTCGAATACTATAGATTTTATTTATACAGATCCACCATTTAATTCTCAAACAAAGGCAACCTGGGACTCAAGTCTGAAATGGGATATATTATTCCCTGAAATGTGGAGGGTATTGAAACCCACCGGAATTATTGCCCTTCATAGTGCAATACCATTTACATACGATTTAATTAAATATGAAAAACCTAAATACAATTACTCGTGGAAAAAGAATAACAGTACAGGATTCTTCAGTGCTAAATATCAACCATTAAGAACCATGGAAGAGATATTTATTTACTATAAAAAAACAGGAACTTATAATCCTCAAATGATAGGTGAACAATTTGTAAAGAAAAGAAATGTAAAATACGGTGGTCAGAATGGATATTGGGGTGAAGCTGGTGTAAATAAAGATAATGAATATGTTGAAGAGGAAGGTCATAAGGGTAAGTTCCCTACAACATTTTTAGAATATCCTATAAGAAAAGGTAAAGGTAATGGTATAACAAGGTGCGACGAAATGATTGATTATTTTATAAAAACATATTCAAATGAAGGCGATACAATATTAGATATGACACACCATAATAATATAGTGGGCGATAGGTGTGTATTATTAAATAGAAAATATATAGGTGTTGATATAGATCCTGAGTTTAGTTAAAATCTAAAAAATAATATATATAATAATTATAATGGTTAAAGTATTAGAATTATTCTCAGGAACAGGTTCAGTTGGTAAATGTTGTAAAGAACTTGGTTGGGAAACAGTATCAGTAGACTTAATATCAGAATCAACTCATAAATGCGATATCATGGATTTTGATTATAAACAATATCCTAAAGATTCATTTGATATTGTTTGGGGTTCTCCTCCCTGTACTAACTATAGTAAACTTCAAGACGGTTGGTTAGGTAGAATGAGAAAAGGTGAAATATATACAAAAGATATTCAAGAAAAAGAAATGATTCAAGACGATAGATTAGTTTTAAGAACATTAGAAATAATTGATTATTTTAAACCTGAATATTATTTTATTGAAAACCCTGCAACAAGTAAAATGAAAGATAGACCATATATGAAAGATAGACCCTTTTATATTGTTGATTATTGTATGTATTCAGATTGGGGTTATAGAAAGAGAACTCGTATATGGACTAATAAAAAAGATTGGAATGCGTTGACTTGTAATAAACAATGTGGGAATATGATAGGTAATACCCATAAAACTAATCTTGGAAATACTGAACAAAGACAAAAAACAAACGGTAAATCATTTTGTCAAAATGATAGATATAGAATACCACCTGATTTAATCTTCAGTTTATTTCTTGATTAAAAAATAATATATATATTATAAATATAATGAGCAAGAAACTAAATATTCTCAAAGTAGTTGATCCTCCTAATGTAAAACATAAACCACTACACCCTAATCTCCCTGCCCCGTGTAGCTGTGTTCTCATGGTAATGCCCACGAAAACAGGAAAAAGCACAATTATTTCTAATATGTTACTTAATAAAGACTTCTATGGTCAGGACTTCTTTGACCATACAAAAATTATAAGTAATACAATCAACAACGACCAAACGAGTAGATTTCTTAAAGCTGCCTTTGATTGTGAAGATCATTATGAAGACCGTATGATACATGATTTAGTAAAGTCTCAAGATAGTTATGGAGACGATAAACCGTCTGTATGTTTAGTATTAGACGATTGCCTTGGAGATAAGACTACAGCCTTAAACAACATTTCCAGCCGCGCTCGCCACAGCAATATCCAGCTATTAATTATATCAACACAATTATTTCGTAAGACAAGTCCTACTATTCGTGCGAATGCAAACTGGGTATTAATTGGTAGATTAACTAATGAATCAGAATTGGAGAAAATATCTGAAGAATATTCAGGTATGTTTGGTGGTGATAAAAACTTCCGTGAACAATACAAGAAAGCAACTAAAAAGAAATATGACTTCATGACCTTGAAGCTAACTGAGAACCCGGCTGAGATATGGATTAATTTTAATGAGAAAATATATCCTACTGAAAATGTGGTAGAAGAACAAATAGAATAAAATCATTTATTTATTTACCTTATATTTATATTATATATCTATTATTATAAAATAAATGGAGTTTGTAAATGCGAATCGTTCTAAAGACTCAGAGTTTCTCGCAGGACTACAGAATTACGGAGCACAGGTATTTGAAGACAATAAGTCACTTGATTTAGATATTAAAGCTGCTGGTGACACTCAGTTACAACAACAGGAACTTTTAGAAGGGGATCAAGCAGAGAAGTCAGTTAAGACAACCCTTTCTCTTGCCGGTGTTGGTGTAGGTGGATTAGAGAAAGCAAAAAGAATTGTACCTAAGGTAAAGGCAGCAAACACCGCAAGGAAGGAGGCAAGTGCGGCAAGAGACCTTGCTGCAAATAGAGCTCAGGGTTGGACTCGTGGTGCGAGACCTGCGGGGGCTGGTGGTGAGGTAGAGGCAAGAGGAGCAGCAAGAGGAGCAGCAAGAGGAGGAGCAGCAGCAGCAGAAGTAGAGAATCCCCTTGCTGACGCAGCAAGAGTAGGAGGTAGTGCCGAGGCGAGAGCTGGACTTGAGGCAAGTGAAGAAGGAGCAGGTAAACTACTTGCTAAAGGTGCTGGTGTACTGGCGAGAGGTGCTGGTCTTGTGGGTGCTGGTATTAGTGCTGCTGACGCTATTAATGATTATAGAAATGGTAAACATGGTTGGGCACAGGCATTAGAAATAGGTGGGGCAGGTGCGGAAGTGTTTGGAACTATACTTGAGTTCACCCCACTTGCTCCATTAGGTCTTGCCTTACAGGTGGGAGGTGCTGCTGCGAGTGCTGTAGGAACGGGTATTGCTGCAGAGGAATCTGAAGCAGAGACAGGTAAGAATATTCAAGCTTCTAAAGACGAAGCGTCAAAGGCAACTAAAGATTTAGAAGCACAGAGGAGAACAGCAGTTTCAGGATTGTCTACAGCAGGTCAGGGTGGATTCTCTGTTGCAAGAGCAGTTCAATAATTTCTTTTTTCATAATTTTTTTTTATTCATTTTTATTTTATAATAGTATATTATAAAATATGAGTGTAAAGTCATTTTGGAAAGCAGAGTCAACTATCCCTATTATTCAAACTTCAAAGGCGGTCACCGCCCTCAATGGTCTAAGTTTTGAAGGTGGTCAGGAGGTTAGAATTAAAGTCCCTCCTTCCACAAAGTTCTTTCAACCTAAAGAATGTTATCTTCAGGCAGATATTAAGTTAACTGGAGGAACAGTCCCCACTAAACTTCAATTAGATTCTGAACTGGGTGGGCAGATTTTAATCAAAGATATTCGTATATATTCAAGTGCCGAAAAAGGTTCTGTCTTACTTGAGGAGATTCAAGGTTACAATTCCATGGTTTCTATTATGAGAGATTTTGATACAAATGATAGTGAGAAAAAGAAAAGAGCTATGACTGAAGGTGCTACTGTATGGATTCCATACACAAGAGGCACTCGTGGTTCAACTAAGTCCAGTAGTGCTGACATTCTAACAAATCCTTATTTTGTTGAAGACCCTGTAGGTGCTTCAAGTGATACAACCACCGGTGATAAAACTGGTGCTATGGCTTTCAATACTGCTAAACTTTGTCTTCCATTAGAGACAGGAATATTCCGTTCTGAAGCAATCTTCCCTAATATGTTAACGGGTTTAGAAATTGTTATTACCCTTGAAGACGCTGGTAAATGTGTTACTCAATTAGATTCTGTTATGAGAAACCGTCGCCTCAACCTTAACCCACGATTCCATTCTCGGAGTGGTTCTAATGTTATTACTGGTGCTGGAGTTGGAGCTGCTCAAATTGCGAACGGTGATACTATTGCTGAAATCTATCTCACTACAGATAATTCTCAAGTTGATCCCTATCAGTGTCCATTCTCGGTTGGTGAAACCGTTTCTATTGTATCTGAAGACAACGCAACACTATTGACTACAGATAAACCACTTGTAATTGCTTCTATCAATGCAAGTGCTACTGCTAA